CTCAGTAGAGTAAACAGCGACTACTCCGTCTGGAGTACTGGTCAATCCCACAAAGGCGTGAGCAAGTCCATCAGCAACGACAATCTCGTCATCGATGTCTGCAAGGAATTCTTCAAGTTTCTCGTTGTCTGTTTTGCTCATTTGATTCGGTAGTGAGGGATAGGGCGGGTTACCATTCCAGAGGTAGCCCTATACATACGGACTTCAAGAAGATTATTCTTGAGGGCATCAGCAATCTTTCTGGAGACAACAGGCTCAGACAGATTCCACATCTTCTGGATTTCCCTTCGTGTATAGAATCCTTTGGCTGGCTTCTCAGCAACAGCGTTGCCAAAGAGTTTCTCCATCGCCCGTAGGTCTTTGTTCTTCATAGTCCTTTTACAGAATAGATAAATTCTTTACCGACTCGGTGGGCTTGCCAGACCTTCCAGTCATTGCCTTGGACGAACCCGTAAGTCCAGCCAGACCCCCACTTGGAAGTTGCTAATCTGTTTTTAGCGTAGTCGGGGGACTTGTGGCATAGGCAACCTCCAGAGAAGCCGACAGCACCCATATGCTTGCGAGCGTTAACTTGCTGGATAGAATGCAGGTGACCCATAATGACAGCCCCTTGAGGCTCGGCATAATGGATTGCGTGTTCCTCCACGGCACGGACACCACAGGTATAGCCGTGTACGAATGCCACCTTGCCCAGCCTGTGTACACCTTCCTCTGCGTGGTAATCGTAAATCTTCTTGCATCCGTTCTTCTTGAGGTGGTTGCGGATGTCTGTCTTGAGGCCGTGGCAATAGTCTACCATCATCCCGTGCGTAGAGCCATTAATAATCTGGTCTAGGCGGTCATCGTGGTTTCCGTTTAAGAAAATAGTAGGCTGGACACGGCTGATAAATTCCTTGCCAGCCTTGACATCAGCGACCAAAGACTCATCTTCTTCCTTGCGTCCTGCACCCCTGCGGATAGAACGAAAATCGAAGTTATCTCCTAGGTGGATGACCTCGTCTGGGTCGAACCATTTTAGGAACTTATAAAATTGCTTGGCAACATCTTCATCGATGTGGTCTCCGTGGTTATCGCCCACGGCTACGAACTTAATTAGTTTGCTCATTGGAAATATCGAATGTGTCGTTACGCAAGACCTTGAACTGGTCGGTACGCATATGACGGATAACCCCGTCTTTCTCAAAGACAACCGCAAAGATATCGTTAGACCAAGTCCCGCCATCCCGTACATACATCAGCCAGCCGTAGCCGATGTCGGTACTGACTGGGATTGGGTTACGGAATTCGTGAATCATTGCTTGTCCTCCTTGGCGAACAGAATTCGCATCAGGATGAACTGAATTACAAACAGTTGGAAGTGAAAGACTGCGATGGTAATGTCGCTCACTTGGACTGCTTGCCCTCCTTTGCGGCGTTCGACCAGTCATCGACGAGTTTCTGGCTGTCCGTGAACCTGTCGTTGATGCCGTGAACATTGATTTTAACAGCCATCGCATACCCAGCCTTGGTCAGCCGCCGAATGTCGCTTGCCTGTCGATTGCACAAGACAAGCAACTCGGTGTTGATGCGTTTTGAGTTCTCGACCTGTTCACGGAGAGAGGTGATTACATTCTGTCCGTATTTGTGATGCTCCTCGTATTGGCTGTTTTCGAGTTTCAGTTCCTCGATTTGTTCACGAAGCGTCTTGATGTCCTGCGATGCAATCAGATGCCTCGGAGTCGCAAGGGCGTTCTGCTTGGTCAGCCGCTCGACATGTGCTTGCAGTTCCTCGTTCGGGATGATGGTGCGGGTGGTGAATGTTGTCAGCCGCTCGACCTCGGACTTGAGTCGGGCGTTCTCGGCTTCGATTGCCGTGATGGTATGCTTGCCGCCCATGCCAAGGTTATCGCATAGAGACTTAAGACGCTTGTTCTCTTCAGCCAAGGCACGGCACTCGCTTCCCAGTCTTAGGATGTTCTGGGCGAAACTCTGGATGGTTTCGTCTCTGTAGTCGGCTTCCATTTGTTCAGAGGTTTAGCAAAAAGGTTAACCCAGCGATTCTTGTGGAATTCAAGTGTAGCGGTGGCAACTGATACCTCCCACGGAGTCGGCATCTTTCCAGCCAAGACGCTACCTCGTCTCGTCCAGCCTTCTGGTCTTCCTCTGCGTCTTGCTCCATCAGCCTGTGCAACGATTCGCTTTGCATAGTCGTTTAGTTCGGACATAGCCTACGGCTCTGAAGCAGACGCTTGCAGACGCTGAGTTCACGGGCAGACTTATAATTCTTAGGTAGAGAAAGAAGGTCGTGGTAGTGGAGCAACTGCTTGTCGTTGAACTTTGCTAACTTCTCTTCGTAACCAGCATCCCATTCATTCCTGAGCGTGGGAAGATTATATCTAGTCTTGCATTTAGCAATGCTCTGGTGGTTCATATTGAACTTAGCACCCGCTTGCTTGGCGGTCAGCCCTTCGATGAGGGCGATGCGATAGGCTTCTAGTAGGGTCATAGGGACTTGGCTCGCACCCATTCCTTGATGGCTTCCTTACTGGCGGTACGGGCTAGGACATCCCCAGCCTCAGACATCGCCTTCAGTCGGCACTTAGCCTCAGCCAAGTCGTTTAGAATCTTGGAGGGCGTAGGGCAGTTCAGACGCTCAATGAGTTCCTTTAAGTCCATAGCCAGTACCACAGCCGCCCCCTTCACGGAGTTACTACGGCTGGTGTACTGATTCTGGTTAGGCTGGAATGACCCAGCCACTTCCAAGATTTCTTCTGCTTTGTCCACGGGGAGACTGATGTAATTCAGTTTCTTGTTCCTGTGATTGACAGCGTGGCGTAGATAAGAAAGCCCGTGGGACTTAATAGGTCTTGCCATTCGTGTCGGCTTCAGCGAACATCTTCGCCAGTTCCTGCGTGTTCACCCGCTTCATCTTCTTGTCGATGATGAAGTTGATGTAGGTCTGCTGGTGAATCTTGGTCGGCTTGAGGAGACGAGCGACACGACCATCGCTGAGGATGATGTACTGCGTGTCGTTGTATTGCTTGGCTTGGAGGGACATATGATTTATTGGTTAGGGTTAGAGTTAGAACGGAACTTCGTCTTGGGTGGCAGTCGGTTCGGGGAGGTCACCATTGGCGATAGCCCAGAGGCGTTCAGCCTCAGCCTTGACACGGAGGTCACGGGGGCTGATTTCGGTGTTGTCACCGAAGGGCTTGGGCTTCCAGACATTGGCGAAGTAGTTGAGGTCACCGAACTTGACGCTTCGGTCAGCAGACTTCAGCGGGAGTTGGGACAGGGGAGTTCCCTTGAGGTCACCGAAAGGAGCAACGGCTTCACCGCCAGCAGGGGCTTTGGCTGTGGGGTTAGGAATGAACTTTGTTCCAGAAGCGGTCGGCTTGGTTTCGAGTTTGATGTACTCCTTCTTAGGAGCAGACTTAACAATGCGGTCGGATTCCGCATCGTCATCATCAGTTGCGATTCCAGCAATGGAAGCAAGGCTGTATCTACGGACATAAGAATACAGGCTACCTGCTTGCTGACCAGACATACCCTTTTCAGCAGGGACGATAGCGTTGCACGAAAGCATACCGCCTTCTTCGTGGATGATGATGTTTCGGATACCAACGCCTTCGATGTCACCGATGGGCATCTGGATGATGGCGAGTCCGTGCTTCTTAGCGAGAGGCTTGAGGGCGAGCAAGTGGGCTTCAAGGGAAGCAAACTTAGATTTGTAATGAGGGTTGTAATCATCGGCTTTAATGTCGGTTGCTTCAGAAACGAAGGCTACGAGAGCCTTGATGAGACTGACTTGTTGTTCGGGAGTGTTGTCGTGCATTTTGGTAGGAGAATAAGAGAAGAGTGAATCGTTGAACATAGGTAGGTAGTATTACGAGAGGGGATGTGTGTCAACATCTCTCTGCAAGATAGTCCTAACATAATCTGAGCGAGTCATAGAGATTCTGCTTGACACCTTGTTGAGTAGGTTGAACAGCGACTTAGACACACGGAGTGTGAGCATAAGTTCGTGGTTGCGTGTGCGTTTCTTTGTAGTTGTTTTCTTCATCGGGAAAGGATTTGGTTGGCTCTGGCAAGGATGCTTCTGCGTTTGCCGTCAAGGTAAAAAGACTTGAAGTCAAAGGATTTGTTGTAAGCACCTTGGAAGCCCATATTGTAAGCCATATAAAGGGAGATAGGCGTGACCTTAATCTTGGAATTATTCATCTGGGTCTCAAGAATCTGTAAGTACATTTTGGCTACGAGACGGCTGACAAGAGGGTCTGTGGCAAACTTCTTGTGGTTCTTGGAGAAGTCATCCCACGGGCTGAAGCCAGCACAGTCCTTGCGAGCAAGACGCTGACAGGATTCACGCCAAGCGGGTTCGTGCATCTGCCACGCTCCGATAGCCTTGCCCTTGTCACCTACGGCTTCGTAGTTAAAATTAGATTCGACCATAGCAACCCTGTCGAGATAGTCTTCGGTAATGATAGACTTGGCTTCGACAGAAGCGTAACTAAGCAGGAGGGCGAGTAGGCGTTTCATAGGATTGGTCATAAAAAGAAATGGTATTACTGATGCAAGCAGGAAATTAACCTACTCCTACAGCCCTGTAGTAATCCTTTAATCTGCGGATTAGGGCAACGCCCGTCTCCTTGTCACGATTATCGAATCGCTCCAGAAGGGTAGAGCCGTTGAAGTTCGTGCTGATGATGGTAGCCCTACGGCTGGTGCTACGCTCGTCTACGATGGCGAAGAGGTCAGAAGCCATACGCTGGGTCAGACGCTCCTTGCCGAAGTCATCGAGGATGAGCAGGGGGCAGGAGATAAGGTAATCGATAGCAGAGCCGTGCTTGCGGTCTTCAAAGCCCTTCTCGATTACAGTTTCAAGTTTCCGCATCGTTAGGAATTCAAAGTTAAGTTGCTTGTCCTTCTTGGTCTCCTCAGCCCAGAGACGCTTGATGATTTCCCAGATGCCACGGGTCTTGCCTACGCCAGTCGTGCCGTGCAGGAGGAGTCCAGAGACATCCCCTTCGGGCTTCCAATCAAGGGCAGTCTGAATCTTTGGGTGAAGGCGGGACACATCCGTATCTAGAAAAATCTGAGGGATGGTCGGAGGGATGGTCGAGTCAATCAGCCCAGCGTGGGCTACTCGCTCCTTGTCCAGATGCTCACGGCAATGATGCCAGCGAACCAGTTTCAGAGAGCCATCGTTCTTGGCGAACAACGCACCCCTGCGTCCACAATGACAGGCAATCTCGCTCATTTGATTAGTCTTTTCACAATCTTGTTTAGGTGATGGTAGTTCTCTTGGGCTTCAGCGAGTTCGATTCGTAGAGCAATGACATCGTCCTTGAGTCGGGTGTGAGACTCAACGATGTATTTGATACGCTCTGGGAGGGTCATGTCAGCGAAGATGTCTCCGTTATCAAACTCAAGAGTCTCGGAGTTAGCCATACGGATATACTGCGAAAGATTGTATCCTCCGATGATTGCTGGCTTTGAGAGCATCTCGACTTCTTCCTTTAGTCGTGCGTAGTCCTTGTAATGCACCCAGCCACCATCGGGATTTTCCTGCTCCTGCGGGTTGAAGATGCTGTATCGCTTTGGCTCGCTCATATTATTTAATTTTGATGTGCTGGTCAAGGGTCTGCCAGCCGTCCCCGTCCACATAGGCACGGACAGTAATCGAGAGCGAGCAGTCATTCCAACTAGCATTGATGGTGTAGTGTTCTCGCTCGATGCTGTGGTTGCCGTTGCTGGCCTTGATTACATCGCTGTAGTCCTCGATGTAGTTCACGATGATGTTCTCAGCCCAAGCCCCATAGCCAAGGCGATTGATTACTTCTGGGTTCATAGTGCTATCAGAATGCTTCGTGGTCACGGGCGGTCAAGACATTTGTATTACCTTTGCCAGATACTTGCTTGGGTTCAAAGAGACCCTGCCAGCCCTGCTTGATGGACTGCTCGATGCTGGCGATGGACTTGGCTTCGCCCCACAGGACGAACTCCTTGCATTGAGCCTGTACGCTGGAGTCGGTGAGGGTCTTCTTCATCTCCTTGCGATAGGCTACCCAAGACTTCCAAGCCGTAAGGAAAGCCTCAGAGCCAAATGGCAAACGAGCAATCCAAATCTGGTGCTGGACTGTATCTTTATCCCCTTTATTATCTTCTTTACTATATGTATGCGGTTTTCCGCATCCCCCCCG